ACCATTGTGCTTGGGATAACTCGTTTATGATATCCGCCTTTTTGATATAACAAAGTTTGTTGCTTTATTCTGTTAGTTATTAACAAGTTGTTCATAGGTTATGTGAACTTTTGGTTTGTAGTCGATTGAGTACACTTGCCATCCATCTTTAATGTATTTCTTTGCATAGTAGATGACTTGCTTTTCATCGTACAAGATGATATCACTTCGCAGAACGCCTTTATACAAGGTTAAGATGTAGTGACTCAATGGTATGGTTATAATAACTGACTTCGGGCTGATAACCCATATCAAGAAAATCTTGGTACTGCTGACGTGAGTGGATTACCGATGAGTGGTCTCGTTCAATGAACAACCCTATCTTGGTTAGTGGTAATCTCAAATGTCTTGCACAAACATAACAAAATAGATGCCTTGCTCTTACATATTCAATCTTCCTACACTTGGAGATAATCTCATCAGGTAGTATACCAGTTGCGTGGCATACGGCATCTAACACCTCTTGCATAGTTGCATTGCTCATCTTTGGTTTAAAGGGTTTTGCAATCTGATTTCTTAAGCGTTTGATTTCATTCTCTAAAGCGGATATTTTAGCACTGCTTCTGTTTTTTAATTTTGTGTGTTGTGCCTTTAGCACAATGTATTCGTATTCGTAATTCATAATAATTTTCCTTGTATTAATCCTGGTTTGCTCCATTGGTCAGCCATTGCTTTGGCTATTCCAGGAAATGTTTGACTTCTAATTTTCCAACGGTCAGCTCCTTTATTTAGTGCTTCGTAAAACCATAAAGGTTGACGTTTCTTTTTACCTGTTTTTTTATCTACCCATTCATAAAATTCTCCTTTGCTTACTATGTTAGTAGATTTCAAAAGTGGTAAATTTTTTAACCATAAACAAGTGGATTTCTGAAAAGCATCCCCAAACATATAAGGCTGAATGATTTGGTCATAAGGTCTTATGTAGTTAGGTATGACTCCCAATGGGTTCTCGATTGCTATCTTGTCAATCGGTGCTGACATTAATTTCTTAACAAAATCAATTGCTTCTTCTTGTCTACCGTCTTTGCGTTTTTGCTCAAACCAAGCAGCCCCACTTAAAGCCAAATGCGTACACGGTGGAAAAGCAATCATAATATCCCAACCGTCATCAATAATATCAAACACATCACCTTCATAATGTGGTCCAGGTACATCGGTAGGCAATAAATCACAACTCATTGCATCGTGTCCAAGTTTTATAAACTCATCTCTTACTGCACCACTATATTCACAAGCAACTAAAACTCTCATAATGATTCTCTATATCTTGTAAATTTTCCCTCAAAAGTGCAAGGGATGTCACATAACCTACCGTGTCTGTTTTTTGCAATTATGACAACGGCATCTTCAATCTCGGGTTTAATGTCCTCATAGTAACTTGGTCTAAAAGGAAATAGTACACAGTCTGCATCTTGCTCAATTTGTCCGCTTTCCTTTAACTCGGTTAGTTCAGGTCTTGCGTTTTTGCCATCCCTATTTAATTGTGCTAATGCGATAACCGTAATTCCTAATTCCCTCGCAAGGTTTTTTAAAGCAGTACTTGCGTTGCTAACGTTTGACCTTGCATCTTTACCACCAGCGTTTAACTTCTGAAGATAGTCTATTACAACCACGTCCAAACCAAACTTCGCACGGTGTATTTTAATTAAGGAAATAATGTTGTAGATGTTGTTATCCTTTGTATCAATGATGTCAAAGTCTGCATCGTTTAAAGAGTCAACCATTCTCCTCAAATCAATCTCATTCACATTGGCATTTCTTATTTTACTATTTTCAATATTGGTCATATCGGCTAACATACGTTCAGCTAATTCGTCTGCACTCATCTCAACTGATACGAATAGATACTTGTTAAACTGCATACCATCTCTACAAATGTTTAACCCCAATGCACTTTTACCCATACCAGGTCTACCACCTACTACCACAAGGTTTCCTTTATTCCATCCACCAAGATACTTGTCCAGTGTTCTCCAACCAGTTTGTAAGCCCTTCATTTTGTTTCCTGACTTCAATCGTTCCTCAATCTCATCAATCTTCTTTCCCATTACCTCACTAATTGACTGCACCTCGTTTGAAAGTGTAATCCTTGAGTCGTGGTTTATCTGTTCTAAAAACGTTTGTATCTTGGGTAACTCCCAATCCGTTCCAATTTGTCCGAGCTGATTTAATAACTGCTTATGCTTGTAATTAATCTCAAGTGCAAGTATGTCATTGTTAATCGTCTTGTCGGTAACGTAGGCATTAATCAAAAAGCCGATGTCCTTTGCTCTATCCTTATGGTAATTATAAACGGTGTGCAGTGCGATAGGCTCATTGTGCTGATACATATCTTGCATCGTTCTGACTAAACCTTTGTGCCATCCAGTAAACCAATCAGGATTGAGTTTAGGTAGGAACGTCTTGGCATAGTCGCTTGATAGTATTGCTGATAATAAGTTCTGTTCAATCATCATCTAATGTTGCTAAATTTTTCAGTTCAAATGTATTCTTAATTTCTTGGTACGGCAACTCGTCTTCCCATCTTCGTTGGTTAAGGTAGGTTGTAAAGTGTGGAACGAAGTTTAACTTGTCGTTGCTCTTATGGTTGTTAATATAACGTGGTATGTGCTTCTGTATCTCCTCACGTTCTTTTGGTTTTAAAGTCTTCCATTTATCTTTACTCGTCTTCTTGTTACCTACTCTACCATAAGCAGACCAAACCTCTTCAAATAATATATTTACATTATCATTTACATTATCACTAACACTTACATTTACACTATCAGCTTTTTTGGGTTTTTCTAAAAAGGCTTGGGTTTTTTGGGTTTCTTTGGCTTTAGGTGGTCTACCTCCTTTTTTACCGTTAAGTGATTGTTTTTCAATGTAATCTTCCCATCTCTTTAAATCACGCTTTAGTGATTGCTTAATTGGTTCAAAAGCAACGTTAATAATTAACTCGTCAGTCATAGGGTTTTCATCATTCACATAAGAGAAAATGTGTTTAATCAATCTACCAGCAACATCGTCAGGTAGTTGTTTGAATACGCCTTGTTGGTCAGCGTACATAATAAATGATTTCTTATCTTTAGCCATAAAAAAACCCGCACAAGTATGAAGTGGTCAGCCTTCATACCCATACGGGCAAATATCTTTTAAACTTAACGACCTGACCTTCGTTGTTGTTTACACTACAAATATAGTGCTTTTACTTTAAAGTAGCATCTTTAATATATTGGCTCAATTTCTTAAAATAATACTTGCCAATTTCATAGATTGCTAAAACCATTATCCCAAGAATAATCGCTATCGGTAAAAATATTACTGGTGTTTCCATATCACAAATATAATTATTTTTTCTTTATTGCAAAATTAATTTCAAAAAATCGTGAGCAATAGATAACTTTTCAGTTACCTCAAACTCAACATCGTGACGTTCTATCTCTGCAACGTGCAATTGTTTCTGTTGTGGCATTCTTGGGTCGTAACTAACAAAGTAACCCTTGTCTAAATTGGTTGCCAACATACCTAACTGCATCTGCCAATAGTATTCAGGATGGATGTCTTTTAAACTACCTGCATCGTAGATATTGAAGTTCTTTAAATGTATACCCGAATTAAATGGACATTTGATTTCAAGTATAGCATCTGCACTTAATCCGTCAGGACTATAACCACTGTTATCAAGGTAGGGAATGAACACATAGTTCTCTCCACCATAGTAAGTCCACTCGTTAAAGTCAACCTTACTGAATGTATGGAAGGCATTAGGTTCTTGTTCCTTACCCCAATCAAGGGCTGCACCGAAAGCCATCTTGCGTTCGCCAGTTAAGATTTCAGCTGCCTTCTCATAGATGTATGTCTCGGCAGTTTTAGATAGAGCAGAACCACTTCTTGAACTGCCCATTAGTTTATGTATCTCGGAAGCGGTGAAACGAGTTCCTCTCGCCTCTAACCACTTGTCTTCTGATTTTGTAAATGTAATTTCCATAATGTTTATTTAAAGGTGCAAAAACATATAATTTGTGCATTTAATAGCACTTTATATGTAATTGCACTTGTTAATTATTTATTCTTCATAGTAAAGTGCAATAATCTGCACTTGTTACCTCCGTATGTTTCTATTTCATTTGTCAAGTTTTTTGTGCAATTTACTTGACTTTTTTTCATATCTAAATCCTTTTGTCATTATTCATTTTACTGCTTTTAACAACTCTAACTCGTTCGCACCTACTGTGTACTTCCTGG